GTAAGGAATGGACGTGCCAGAGCCCTCACCCTTAAGGTGATTTTACTGACACGAGGGGCTACAGTCTCCCTAGCCCTAACTAAATTGTTTTTGGCCTCAGCGATATTCCGCCCCCAACCAGGGTGACGAAGCCCGTTGGGCAGTGCGTGGTCCGCAATCAGGCAAATAAGCTTTACTATGTACACTATGTACAAAGCCGTCATTAGCGTAAACACGCACAAAGCTGCTAGCATCCTATCGTTGAGATTTTATAAGCTATATATAGCATAAATGGCACAGTGGGTCAGATGGATGGACATCAAGTTTCCACCTATGATCAAGCTCAGTTCCATGATAAACACTAACCACATCTTCGACTGTCCATGATCGCAATTGGGCTTCTATCGAGAGTTGTTCGTCTACTCCAACACCGAACGCTAACTCGAAAGATAGACGTGTGCTCTCATCAATTTCTATGGGTTTAGTCTCGATCCAACGGTCTTTATAACCGCGACCAAGCCTAAATGCAACATCCTCATCCTCAAAGAACCCTTTTGGAATTTTACCATCTCCATTGCGTAGACACGCAATGGCATGCTCTTGTAAGATGGGAACCCCATAGTTTAAGGCGAGATTACACATACCAACCGCGGTTAACATCGATCTGACAAGGTTAGGCTCCTGCCACCGTCTATAACCACAGGTGTCCTGCGAAAGAACTTTATTCCACCAACGGACCATACGCCACTGACCTGCTACTCTAATAGGCTTGCATTGACAAAATTGCACGCCTTCAGGGATTGTGGCGCGGCCCTCAAGTTTGAGTTCTTGGCCAAACTCCAAGAAATATCGTTTAAAAAGCTCAAGCTTGTCCGACTCATCTGCTTCAATGAAGAGGAGACAATCATCACCATCAAGAAGCAAATCATAATGCCTAAACCCCACCGCTTTCGCTGCGGCGTTTGCCATGCTAGCTTGAGTGAAATTATTGCCGCAAGCAGTGTATACACAACCAGATAAACGTTTCCCAACCACGGTGTATTTCAAACCGCCGCGAGTTGTGACTTTACTCACTTCCTCATTACGCAGTTGCCAATCGAATTGTGGATCTCGATAGGCCCGACTATAATATTTATGTTCTAACTTTATAACGGATATATCGAGATGCTGATCAAACCGAGCGGCATCCAACATAACAACGAGTGGGTTTGCAAAGAATGACATTTTCTTAGGTATGATGTATCCGCGCTTAAACACATCCATACCTTTAGCGAAAATTCGCATGCCACCCTGCTTATACTGGTATAATCGCTCCTCAAACGGGCGTATATACACACCATCGGCAATAATAGCTCTAGCATCACAAAACTGCACGATCCTAGGGTCAGAGTTTTTATCAGGTCTTCTCTTCTCAGACTTGACAAAAGCCTTGATACGACTAAAATCACGCTTGGTAAGGGCATTGTGTTGCATCGAAGCAAGTGCGTTCTCATATCTGGACCTTCGCCTACCTACAAACCTAGCAACAAACTGTTGATAAGTTTCCGGGTTCAGTTGCCCAACGAACCTAGCAATTTGACGCATTTCTGCATCCAATAAGCTCAGTCCATACTTAGTCGGCAACGGGACCTCACCGATGACACGATTTGTAACACCGATGATCTCATTACAGATACACTCAGCATGTATGTAGGTTGGCCAAAGGCCTTCAATGGGAGGCACTAGCCTTACTAACCGCCTTCTACTATCATGAGACCAGTGTGGTGGCGGTAACGCCCCCGGATTGCCGGCTGCTACTTTCCCCAATTTCTTAGGGTAAGCGCACACTGCATCCACCATCACCGGTCTGACCTAGTCGCGTGAAGGCATTTTATAGTGGACTGGTCGCTTCCGCCGAGAGGCAACAAACTTGTACCATCCCAGACCAGCGATCAAACCACCAGTGAGGCATACGGCTAACCTGCCTCGTAGGGCGCCATAGGCCGCGCCACATGCGCCACCAACACTGCACAGATACCACGCCAAACTTGATGTCTCCTCATAGCGCAGTAAGGCTCTACCCTCAGCCAACGATGTTGCCACTTCCTGCTGTGGTATTTCATCAGCAGCCCCAGATGTGTCCACATCCTCAGCTATCTGCAGTGTCAGTTTCTGCTCAGCTGTTGTCACCTGAACCAATGTAGCGACAGTATGACTTAGTGCATCATAAATGACACATTCGTCATCAATCTTCCTGTCACGCAACCAAGCTACCCCCTTACGCATCAGAGATTTGTAAAGATCGGTAGTTCGTCTACAGAGGTATGCTTGCTGGTGGATGTAGGCTGACAATTGCCTTCTAACATCAACCATGTTTGGTGGAGCAACCTCCCTAGTCGGTTCGCCTTCTGAGCATACACGCGGCCTTTCAGCCACATCTTTAGCCTCGTCGGGTGCCAGGCCTTCACGTCGCCTACAGTTATAACAGTGGTGTTTTGGCTCCCGGCGGATACTGTCAGCAAACGATCTTCGCACATGTGAATGGTTGAATACTTCGCCACAGCTTTCACAAACGTGTCTGTGGAGATGAGGCTGTCCATCACGTGGGAGATCTGCATGATCATGGCCTTGCACTTCGGGCACACTAAGTGGAGAACTGGCATATCGCTTCCTCCAGTGACGGCTTGCTCTTCCGCCCCTAGTGCCTCGTTGAGTTCTGCCATGAGATGTAGCTTTATTACACGCAATGGTGCCATCCTCTGCCATACGCTGTCGCTCGACACTTGTAAATAACGGCGAAGTCCTAGCAGATTGTCCATCTATGATAAATTCACCACCAGATGGTAATTGCGGGTCGTCAGCCCAATCAGCTAAAGAAGCGTGAGACGTAGTCATCACGCAGGTTG